ATTGAAAATAAAGCTAAAGAACTTGGCATTTTAGGCAATGGCTACGATACTTACGAAACTTTAAAACGCAAGTGCATGGTGAAGTTAGGAATGGAACTTGAATGAACAAGAACATAAATATCGCTGCGGTGTTAGGCAGTTGTGTAAATGGCGGCACGAATGGGGGTTAGCAAAGTTTAGAGAATATCTATCAAACTACAAACTTGATAGTCAATTACTAACAGATTTTGCTGACCAATGGAAAAAAGGTAACAAAGGTAATAAGGGGGAATGGATTGAATGAGTTGGCTCTTTTCGCAGGCGCTGGTGGGGGAATACTTGGGGGACATTTGCTCGGATGGCGAACCGTCTGTGCAGTTGAATGGGAATCATACCCAGCAAGCGTATTGCTTGCCCGACAAAATGACGGAATACTCTCGCCTTTCCCGATTTGGGATGATGTTCAAACCTTTGACGGAAAACCGTGGCGAGGAATTGTTGATGTCGTATCGGGCGGGTTTCCATGCCAAGACATCTCCGCAGCTGGCAATGGTGACGGGCTTGACGGGCAACGGTCAGGAATGTGGCGAGAAATGGCACGGATTATTGGCGAAGTTAGACCGAGATTCGTGTTCGTGGAAAACAGTCCAATGCTCATTATTAGAGGACTTGGAACAGTCCTTGCAGACTTGGCCCAAATGGGGTTCGATGCGGAATGGGGCGTGTTGGGAGCGGACACCGTTGGCGCATACCATCGAAGGGACAGAATTTGGGTGGTGGCCTACGCCAGTAGCATCGGATTGGATGACGGGCCAAACAAACGGAATACATTACAAAAACAGACGGTTTGTCAGGATAAGTCAAAAAACAGGAACAGAGTTTGGAGCGAAGCTAACAAGTGCGTATCGGTTGATGACTGGAAAGCATTTGCCACCGACTTTTTCGGAATGGATGATGGGGTGGCCGATAGGTTGGACAGACTTAAAGCCGCTGGCAATGGACAAGTTTCAGAAGTGGCAAGAACAGCATGGAATGTGCTTAAAGGAAGATTAGATGAAAGAGTATGACCCACACGAAGCAATAGATTTTATATTTAAAACAGCACCGCAATATGCTAAAGCGTCAGGTGAATTAGCCCAGCTTGAGAACTTTCGGCACAGCCTAAAAGCCATTAAGATGTCGCAAACTGAAGAGCAATCGCTTGGCGCACAAGAACGGGAAGCCTACCGTAGCCAAGATTACCAAGACCTTTGCAAAGCCATAGGCGTAGCGGTAGAACAAAAAGAAGCCTTACGCTGGCAACTTGAAGCTGCCAAGATGCGGTTTGAAGCATGGCGCACCCAACAAGCTAACGACAGACAAATAGAAAGACTAACCAAATGAGAGAATTTGCCGAAGTATTTTTAGACTTAAACCGTACTATTAAAAAGCTACACAATGCCAAGCTAAAGCAAGACCACACACAGGCTTACCTAATTAGCTGTGATGTGACCGACTTGGCCCAAGAACTTGAGGATGTTCTGCAAAACGATGCAAACATTCAATAAAATTATGCGCAACGCCTTTGCCACGCACATTGATTACGGTGCGTTTAAAGGTTTAATTCCTAGCAATCCTGCCTTTTGCCCCAGCAATATTGACGGCATAGCCGAGCGTAATGGCAAGTTTTTGGTGATGGAATGGAAACGCCCTAACGAAAAGGTCAGCGAAGGTCAGCGTAGGTTACTGCAAGCTTTCGCCAAAACGCATAACTTTACCGTGGTCATTGTTCAAGGTAATACAGATGATGAACTGGTTATCCAAGATTTTTGGCAAGTACAACCTTATGGCTCATGTGTAAAATTAGGGCAAGGAGTAGAGGAATTTAAAACCTTTTATGTAATGTGGTATGAATACGCAAACCAAAAAACACTATGACAAAGTTGCACGACTTGGTTGTATCTTATGCCGACAATTTGGATTTAAGGACACCCCAGCCGAAATCCATCACATTAGACGATTTGGTGGGCTGCGAGAAAACGCAGAGGTCATACCGCTATGCCCCGAACATCATCGAGGGAATACAGGTGTTCACGGACTTGGAGCTAAAGGATTTGAGCGTAGATACAATCTTACTCAAGAAGATTTGCTTACCTACACGGAGAGGTTGCTCGCTATAAATGAATGACTTAGCACTTTATTTTGGAATCGTCATATTAACGCTTCCTTTAATATCGTTTTGGATTTGCATAAAACTATGAAACAAGTAATTGGCAATGCAACGCTGTATTTGGGCGATTGTGCTGAAATATTGCCAACACTAGGGCAATTTGATGCCGTAGTTACTGACCCGCCATATGGAATAGATGTTTTAAATAAAACTTACAAAAATAAAAATTTAAAGCCGGGAAAATCTTTAGCAACAAAAAGAGAATATGACGATATTGGCGAATGGGATAACAAACCAATTACTAAAGAAAATATAGATTTACTTAGAAACATAAGCCAATGGCAAATAATATTTGGTGGTAATTATTTTGAATTGCCGCCTACTAAATGTTGGCTAGTTTGGGATAAAGAAACTGGCGATAATGATTTTGCAGATGCTGAATTGGCTTGGACTAATTTAAACAAAGCTGTTAGGCTAAAACGATATATGTGGAATGGTATGCTGAGAGCCAACAAAGAGCCTAGAGGTGACCATCCAACGCAAAAGCCTGTGGGTATTATGGAATGGGTTATTAGCCATTTGCCAACAGAAACGCAGACTATTATTGACCCATACATGGGGTCAGGCACTACTGGGGTTGCTTGTGCCAAAATGGGTAAAACTTTTGTGGGAATAGAACGGGAACAAAAATACTTTGATATTGCCTGTAAGCGTATAGAACAGGCCTACGCACAAGGCGATATGTTTATTTAAAGTTCAAGGGGGTCGAAGCCTAGTTCTAGGGCAACGCTTTTAGCACGGTTGCGGAAGGTCTTATCATGCTTAGTCCACGCATGGGTAACCGTATTCCACCTAGACGCATGAATCATCTCATGGGCCATAGTGCGAATCACGGTATCTAAATGCCCACAACGAGCCGATGAAATAGTAATCGTATGGGCGTGGGTTTCGCCATCGTCATATAGGTAAGTACCCATCACTTCAGGGTCGGCATCGACAATAAACTTCACTTCTTCAGGTAAAGGTAACTCCCAAGATGAGAAAGGCTCTACGCAGTAAAGCATTGCGTATATGTTCTCAATAATCTTAGGGGTTAGTTTCATACTTTCATAACTTGCCCACGGAAGTAGTACAAGCCTTTATCCTCATCAACGACTTCTGCTAGTTCTGGTGGCATAAGTTTGCCGTTATTGTAAGTTAGCACAGCGTGTCCAGCCCTCCAGTTGAGGGGTGCGTGTTCCGCATAAAGAAATTGTTGGTCTTTAACGCAAGCCATTGTGCCTGTATCGACACCGTAGCGTGTACCTGTGTAGTCAGTCCACGGGGTTACCTTTAGGCTATGTAAATGCCCCGAAACAAAAGACCAACCTGATTTAAGAATGTTGTTATAAACCGCATGAACACCATTGTGCCAACGATGCTTAATCATTGTGTTTTGATTTACGGCAATACTCCAGTACCACTTCCAATTTGGGGTATGGTCAGCTATATCAAAACCTTTTATCCCTTGGTACTGAGGCATGAGGTTGCTAAGTTTTCCAGAAAATCTTAAATCGTGATTCCCGATGGTGATTAGCAACTTACAGCCTGCTGGTCTTACAGCTTCAATATCTGCCAAGCGAGCTTGAGTTTCTTCTAATTCTTCTTTAACTGTGGGGTGGTTTTGCCAGCCAATACGGTGATGGGCCGAAATGGTGGCAAAGTCAAAAAGGTCACCATTTAAAACAATTACTTTTGGCTTTAAGTATTTGACGCATTGCACAAAGGCACGATGAGCAGTAGTGATGTATTTAGGGTTGTAATGACAATCTGACCCCACCATAATGATTCCGTTATCAAGCGTTATCTCGCATTGGGTTTGCTCATCGGGTATGTAAATATCAGGTCGCCCTCGATTGTCTAACGCTTTAAGAATAATGTCATGCCTTTTTTCAATGCTGGCTCGCCTTTTAAGCACCGCACGGTACGCAATTCCTGTTATTTTGGCTATTGCTGCAACTGATTCGTGCTGCTTCCAAAGCGCTATGAAATCTTCATCGGAGATTTTTATAGTCATACAAGACCTGATTCGTGATAAAGTTAGCTTATCTTAACTGAATTTTGTTAATAATCAATGCCATACGCTCGTAAGGTTGATGTAAACCAAACAGAAATAGTAGAAACCCTTAGAAAAGCGGGTGCAGATGTGTACATTTTGTCAATGGTAGGTAGGGGTATTCCCGACCTTATGGTGTGCTACAACGGGGAAACCATCTTGATGGAAGTCAAGAGAGATGCTAAGGCTAAGTTCACCAAAGACCAGCTTAAGTTTATTGCCAACTGGAAGGGTGGGCCACTTAGTCGGGTAGATTCACCTGAAGCTGCACTACGAGCGATTGGATTAGTCCGTGCTGTTGACCAATCTTAAAGTCACCGAATACAACCAAGATTACTATGACGAGCATAAAGATGCTGGTCTAGATTATCTTGGGCATGGCTACTGGCAAGAGGAATACGCCAAAATGGTCACAGAAGCCTGTAAAACGCCCCGTGACGGCTTTGTAGTGGATGCTGGATGTGCGTGTGGCTCTATTCTAAAAGGCTTTCAGAAGCAGAATATGAGAGTTTTAGGGGTAGATTTAAACGAATCCATGATTAGGTTGGGTCGTACCCATTTTGGGTATTACGCCAACGAGCTTGTTTGTGGCTCAATCGCAGAAACTCTAGCTTTGACTGAAAGCGTAGATTTGGTGCATACAGCACAAGTGTTAGAGCATATACCTGAAGAACAAATGGATGCCATTTTGCATGAATTTTCAAGAATTTTGAAGAAATCAGGTCGGGTGTTTATTTGCTTAGATGCCGTAAAAGACGGGGAAACCAAAGAAATGTATATGGGTGACCCGACCCATTTGTCTATTTTTCCAACTGATTATTGGACTAAGTTGTTTGCGAAGCATGGATTTGCCTTTGACCGTGAAGCCTATGACCGATTTGTGCGGTCTAAGTACAAACCAACAGCCGATAAAGACAACAACTTTTTTAACGAATATCCTTATTGGAGCGTGTGGATTTTGCAAAAAACCTAATATAATTGCATAAATACAGGAGTTTCCTATGCAAGAAAACTGTTCCCTATTTGTAGCTACATTGCTACATTCTGCGACCAACACGCATTTTTTCCATTGGTCAACTGATTCCTATTCTAAGCATATCGCTTTGGGCGAATATTACGATGGCATCGTAGAATTAACAGATAGCTTTGCCGAAGCCTATATGGGCAAGTATGGCAAGTTTACCACATTCCCAAGCACTTATCATCAGCCAAAAGACCCAGTCAAATACCTTGAATCGTTACAAAACTTTGTAGCTGACGCACGGCAAGATTTGCCGCAAGATTCTGAACTACAGAATTTGATTGACGAAATTGCCGATTTGATTAACACTACAACTTACAAGCTTAAGTTCTTGAAATAAAAGGAAAAATTATGGCTAACTACAATCCAATGGATATGGCATATGTGCTAAAGATGCAGAAAAAGGGACAGATGACCCCCGAAGAATTACAACTCATGCAGAACATCAATCAAGCCATGTTGCCTGAAGTTGCTGCTGGTAATGTTGGAATTTTGCCCCCTAGTGGTGGCATATCAGGGCCTGCATTTTCGCAAATTGGTGGAAACCTTATGGGGCAAGCCCCTACTAACGGTATGGGCGGTTCGGCACTTTCACAAATTGGCAATATGACACCTGCTCAAATACAACAAATGGAACTAATGAAAATGAGAGGTCGATAATGCCACTAATCAAATCAGGTAGCAAAGAAGCAGTCGGCAAAAACATCAAAAAAGAGATGCAAGCTGGCAAACCTAAGAAACAGGCTGTGGCTATTGCCCTATCGACTGAGCGTAAATACGCCAAAGGCGCACGAAAAGCCAAGCTAGAAGAAGCTTACGGCAAGTACATTGAGGAAAAGGCTTGAACCGCCAAGACCAAATCCGTGCTGCAATGGATAAGCACGATAAGCCAATCGCTAAGACCACAAAAGGTAAAGGGCGTAATTACTTATCGACTGAAGAAGGTGCTGGCATGACCGCCAAAGGTCGTGAAGCCTATAACCGCAAGAACAACGCTAACCTAAAAGCCCCCGCCCCAAATCCAAAAACTGAAGCAGATAAAGGCCGCAAGGCTAGTTTCTGCGCTAGGATGGGTGGAGTAGTGGCTAAAAGCAAAAATGCCGAAAGAGCAAAAGCAAGTATGAGGAGATGGAACTGTGGCTAAACAAGGACTATATGCAAACATTCACGCCAAGCGTGAGCGTATTAAGGCTGGTTCAGGCGAAAAAATGAAGAAGGCTGGTCAAGAAGGCCGCCCAACAGCGCAAGACTTTAAAGATGCTGCTAAGACTGCTAAAAAGCCCCGCAGACAAATGATTGCTGACGCTATGAAGGATATGTAATGGAACACATGAATAAAAAGTTTCCTAAGGGCAATGAATTACTACGCCCCCATAAAGAAACCACATTAGAGAAGAACCAAAAGATGCGTGAGCGTAGAAAAGCCATGCTCATGAAGCACTTTAATAAGTTTCAGAAGGACATAGCATAAACTTTAGTTGTAGTGTTAGAATTACCCTAACTAAATCAATCACTTGAGGTAGTATGGAGAATAAAGAATCGAAAACTGTCGATGTAAGGCATAAAAACCTTAGTCGAGCAGGCAGACCAGCAGGCATACCCAACAAATCCACCGCATTGGCTAGAGAAGCTATAGCACGGTTTGTTGATGGGAATAGCCATAAGTTACAAGAGTGGCTAGAAGCTATTGCTGAAGACCCCAAGTACGGCCCTAAACACGCATTTGACTGCTTTATGCAAGTGGCTGAGTACCATGTACCCAAACTGGCCCGTACCGAACATACAGGAAGCGAAGACAAACCAATCCGATATGTCATTTCATGGAAGAAGTAGTCGTAGATATTGAGCTTTATAAGCCAAGAGATGTATTCCTAGACTTCCATGACCGCCAACAGCGATGGGCTATCATTATTGCTCACCGCAGAGCAGGCAAGACTGTAGCCTGTATTAACGACATTCTGTGGCGAGCCATGACGGAAGAAAAGGAAAACGCTAGGTATGCGTATATTGCCCCCTACTATGCTCAAGCTAAGTCTATTGCTTTCGATTATCTTATGCAGTTTTCTGAGCCTGCTAGGGTTAAGCACAATATCTCAGAGTTGTGGGTGGAGCTTTTCAATGGGGCTAGAATTCGTCTATTTGGTGCAGACAATCCTGATGCTTTGCGGGGTTTATACCTAGATGGCGTAGTTCTAGACGAATATGCCGATATGAAGCCAAAAATATGGGGCGAGGTTATCCGACCCCTATTGGCTGATAGACGGGGCTGGGCTACCTTTATTGGTACACCTAAAGGCCACAATACCTTTTACGATGTTTACCAGTACGCCACCCTCAATCCTGACGAGTGGTACAGCAAAGTCCTACGGGCAAGCCAAACCAAGCTAATCGCCCAAGACGAACTAGATGATGCCCTAAAGTCTATGAGCGTTGACCAGTACCAGCAAGAGTTTGAATGTAGCTTTGAAGCTGCCATACTGGGTGCTATATACGGCACGGAGATGCGCTTGCTTACAGACGCAGGTAGGATTACCAAAGTAGAGTGCGACCCGATGTTTCCCGTCAATACAGCATGGGACTTGGGCTACAACGATGCTACGGCTATTTGGTGGTTTCAGGTGGTACACGGGGAGATTCGCATATTGGATTACCACGAAGCACATGGTCAGCCCATCGTGTATTACGCCAACCAAATCAAAGAAAGACCCTACGAATATGGGACACATTGGCTACCGCATGACGCCAGAGCAAAAACATTGGCAAGCGGTGGTAAGTCAATAATTGAACAATTAATGGATAAATTGCCCCTAAAAAGCGGAAATTTGTTTAAAATTGTTCCTAATCTGTCACTTCAAGACGGTATTCAAGCTACAAGGATGGCATTAGCTAGGACTTGGTTTGACGGCATGAAGTGTCAGGAAGGGATTGAATGTTTGCGTCAGTACCAACGGGAATACGATGAAGACAAAAAGGTATTTCGTGATAAACCCCGCCATGATTGGACAAGTCATGGTGCAGACGCTTTCAGGATGCTTGCGATTGCTTGGCGTGATGAAGCAGAAAAGCCTGACCCAAATGCACCAATTCGTGGTTTGTTTGTTGGTCAGACCGATGTCACGCTAGAGGAAATGTGGAAATCCACGCCAAAGACTAATTACCAAAGGTACTAACTATGAACGATACCCTGAACAAAACTTATGAGGATTGGCATAACACCATTGCTCAGTATGACAAAGCGTTTAGGGAGTGGGAAGCTAGAGTTCCCCGCATTATTAAGCGTTATCGTGATGACAGCCGTACCCGTAACAATCCTAATGCTCGCTTCAATATCCTTTGGTCAAATGTTCAGGTCATCAAGCCTGCCATTTTTGCCCGTTTACCCCGCCCCGATGTAAGCCGTAGATTCCGTGACAACGACCCGATTGGGCGTGTTGCTTCTATGATGCTTGAGCGAGCATTAGAGTATGAGGTTGAGCATTACTCAGACTATCGTTCAGCGATGGACAATGCAGTCCTTGACCGCTTACTTGGTGGGCGTGGCACAGCTTGGGTTCGCTATGAGCCGCATATTGTTGCAGAGCAAAACGACCTGAATACGGGCGTAGCTGGGGCTATGCCTGAGGATGGACTACAGATTACAGAGGATGCCGATGAAGCCGAAACGCAAGACGCTACGCTATTGGAATCGCAAGAACGCATTGAGTATGAGTGCGCCCCAGTTGATTATGTACATTGGCGTGACTTTGGTCATACTGTTGCTCGTACTTGGGAAGAAGTAACTGCCGTATGGCGTAAGGTTTATATGGGCCGTCAAGCCCTGATTGACCGCTTTGGCGAAGAAATTGGTAGCAAGATTCCGCTAGACACAAAGCCTGACACCGACAAATGGGCTACCAAACAGATGGTTGCCGAGCATTACCAAGCTTGTATATACGAGATTTGGGATAAGGAGCAAGGCAAAGTATTTTGGATTAGCAAATCGATGGGCAAGATTCTCGATGAGAAAGATGACCCATTGCAGCTTGAGGGATTCTTCCCATGCCCCAAACCTTTGTATGCAACCCTGACCACCGACAACCTTGAGCCTGTACCTGACTTTGTACTGTATCAAGACCAAGCCAAGCAATTAGACACGCTGGCTGACCGCATTGACGGCTTAGTCAACGCCTTGAAAGTGCGTGGTGTGTACGATGCTTCCGAGCCAAGCCTAGCCCGTCTGTTTTCTGAGGGCGAAAACAATACCTTGATTCCAGTCAAGAATTGGCAAGCTTTCTCAGAAAAGCAAGGCATGAAAGGTGCTATTGACCTTGTTGACATTACCCCAATCGCCCAAGCCCTGCAGATGGCTTATCAGGCAATGGAGCAGATTAAGGGTCAAATCTACGAAATCATGGGCATTGCCGACATTCAGCGTGGTCAGACCGACCCCAATGAAACGCTTGGCGCACAGATTATCAAGTCCAACAATGCGGCTGGCAGGTTGAAGAATATGCAACACGCAGTCGTGGATTTCGCAACAGAACTGTTGTCTATTAAGGCACAGATTATTTGCAAGCACTTTACTGATGACACGATTATTAAGATTAGTGGTGCGGCTCAGTTAAGCCCACAAGACCAGCAATTAGTTCCTCAAGCCTTGATGTTGCTTAAGGATGAACCCGCCAAGAACTTCCGTATCGAAGTTACTAGCGATTCGATGATTTACCAAGATGAACAGCAAGAAAAAGCTGACCGCATGGAGTTCTTGCAAGCCATGTCTGCCTTTATGCAACAGGCAATTCCTGCCGCTCAGACAACACCTGAGATTACCCCTGTATTGATGGAGATGCTCAAGTTTGGTGTAACTGCGTTTAAAGCTGGTAAGGGTATGGAAGGGCTAATTGATGAAACTGCCGATAATTTCCGCAATCAGGTTAAAGCGATGGAAGGCCAGCCTAAGCCACCGCCAGTTGAGATTCAGAAACTCCAACTCCAAATGCAGGCTAAACAAGCTGAGATTCAAGCTCAGTCCCAGCTTGAAATACAGAAGCTACAAGCTCAAGTTGAAGCTGAGAAAGCTAAGCAAGAGTATCAGGCTCAAGAAAATACGCTGAAGTTCCAACTGGAAGAACAGCGCAACGCTCAAGACCGTGAGATGGAGATGAAGCTGGCTCAGATGAAGATGATGACCGAGCGCAATACTCAGTTGCTTTTGGCTTACATCAACAATGGAGCAAAGATTGAAACTGCTCGAATTTCGGCTGGCGTAGATGCTGGTGAAGGAATCGCAGAAGAATACAATATGGATGAAGATATGCTCAGAGCGCAAGAACATCCTCTAGCCCCTATTGCTAACGCAATCGCTCAAGGTAACGCAGAAATGACGGCTACTTTGGGTGCTTTAATTGATAAACTTAACCAACCCAAACAAGTTCTCCGTGATGAGAACGGCAAAATCATAGGAGTAACAAATGCCTAGTAATCTTAAATATTCCAACGGTACTCGTAACGCCCAACAGGTTGGTTTAATTACCTATGCTGGGTCAGGTGCGTTAATTAACATATATTCAGGAGCGCAACCTGCCAACGCCAATACCGCTATATCAGGGCAAACCCTACTGGTTACCCTTACAGTATCAGGCTCTTTTGGTACAGACAGCAACGGTACGATTACTTTATCGGCTGTAACCAACGGCACAGCAGTAGCGACTGGAACTGCGTCATTCTTCCGTATTACCCAATCAAACGGTTCTACCGTAGTAATGGATGGTTCTGTAGCTACAAGCGATGCCGACTTGGTTCTAAACAATACAAGCATTGCTACAGGTCAGGTTGTAAGCATCTCCGCAGGTACGATTATTAGAGCAAACCAGTAAGGATAAATTATGGCTTTAGTCCTAAAGGATAGGGTCAAAGAAACTACGACCACGACTGGCACAGGCTCGTTTAGCCTTGCGGGGGCAGTTACTGGCTATGATTCGTTTGGTCAAATTGGCACAGGCAATACAACTTATTATGCGGTTTACCTTGACGGTGGCTCAGAATGGGAAGTAGGTATCGGTACTTATACCGCCCCATCTACGCTATCCCGTGACACCATTCTTGCTTCAAGCAATTCAGGTAGTATCGTTACATTTAGCGCAGGGCAAAAGACTATTTGGTGCGATTACCCCGCAGGTAAGGCTGTTTATACCGATGCTAGCGGTGACATTTCCCGTGCGATTGGCAACATTTCCGCTATTACTGGCGATATTGCAACGCCTGATTCCATTACTTTTGACACGGCAGCAGCCGAAACTTCTGCTACAGCCAAGCTATATTGGGATGACGGTGACGGTGTACTAGCCAACGGTTTAAAAGGTGGCAATGTCACTTTACAAATTGGTACGCAAGAATACGCAAGGGTTTACAACGATAGCGGTACAACTCTAACAAGGGGTCAAGTAGTTTATATTTCAGGCTCACAAGGTAACCGTGTAGCCGTAAAACTAGCTAGAGCCGATGTAGAAGCCACATCGTTTGGCACGATTGGATTGGTTGCAGAAACCATGACCAACGGTGCAGAAGGTTTTATTATCGTTTCGGGCGCACTATACAAGCTAAACACCACAGGCTTGACTGCTGGTGCAACTGTCTATGTATCGCCAACCACGGCTGGTGCAGTAACAACTACCAAGCCCCAAGCCCCTGACCAATTAGTAGTTGTAGGTTGGGTGGAGCGTGTGGATAACATCGTAGGGTCTATCTATGTCAAGATTGACAATGGCTACGAATTAGACGAATTACACGATGTACGCATTACTAGCCCACAAAGCGGTAATGTCCTAATTTATGACGCATCTACAAGTCCAATAGGCGTATGGAAGAACGCAAACCTAACAGACGGCACAGGCATCTCAATCACCGAAGGGGCGGGTTCAGTCACAGTAACGAATACTGGTGTTACCGCTCTCTCTGCTGGTACAGGCATATCCGTATCGGGTTCGACTGGTAGCGTAACGGTAACCAACACAGCCCCCGACCAAACAGTTAGTTTGACTGGTGGTACAGGCATTAGCACTAGTGGCACTTACCCTAACTTTACAATTACCAATACCGCCCCTGACCAAACGGTTAGCCTTACGGCTGGAACTGGCATATCTACAAGCGGTACATACCCAAGCTTTACTATTACCAATACTGCTCCTGACCAAACTGTAAGTCTAACTGGTGCTGGTACTACATCTGTTACTGGCACTTATCCAAACTTTACGATTACCAGCAATGACCAATACACAGGTACGGTAACAAGCGTAGGCGGGACAGGAACGGTCAACGGTATATCACTTAGTGGCACAGTCACATCAAGCGGTAACTTAACCCTTGGCGGTACTTTGTCAAATGTAAACCTTGCAACACAAGTGACAGGTACATTGCCTATCGCAAACGGTGGTACAGGGCAAACAACGGCTACTGCTGCTTTTGATGCTTTAAGCCCAATGACTACTGTGGGTGACATTATTTATGAAGAAACTGGTGGAACTGCTGCCAGATTAGGAATTGGTACTACAGGTCAAGTGTTAAGCGTATCAAGCGGAAAGCCAGCTTGGACAACTCCATCTACGGGCGCATCTGTGTCGATTGGAACTTCTCCACCCGTTAGCCCATCAGCAGGTGATTTTTGGTGGAGTAGCGAAGAAGGCAAACTTAAGATTTACTACAACGATGGCACTTCATCCCAATGGGTTGATGCCTTTACTGGCACATCATCAGGCGCAGGAAGCACAGGCGCATTGATGGTTATGGGTGGCGAAGGCTTCTCAACCACATCTACAAGCCTTGTCGATGTACCAAATCTGACTGCTCCATTAACTGAAGGCACTTGGGCATTTGTGGTTGACCTCAGTTTTCAATCAACAGGTACGGCAGGAACACGATTTTGTATGACTTACACAGGCTCTTTGTCTAGCATTGAATACACACAAAGCGGTATGGAAAGCACAACATCTGACGGAGCAACAACTCGCCAAACCACTTCAGGCTCTTTATCAGGAACTTCTTACGGAGCTACCGCTAATACAGCTTTGTATGGTCGTATGTTTGGAAAAATTGTAGTTACAAGTGCTGGCAACTTAAAAGTACAAATTGCTAAAACAACATCAGGCACAGCTAATACTTATTCATCAGTTATGACTTATTACAGGGTGGCATAATGGCAGCGTTAAATTTCCCATCAAGCCCAACAGTAGGGCAAGTTTATACTGCTAACGGCCTAACTTATACATGGGATGGCGTTTCTTGGGATTCTACAAACCCCAATAACATTACTGGCTTTGGTTTGTGGGAAAACCAAAAAACAATCTCTGCTAACTACACTATTACAACCGACTACAACGCAGTAAGCGCAGGCCCAATTACTGTGGCAACTGGGGTAACTGTAACCGTGCCTACTGGCTCTACTTGGACTGTAGTATAAGATGCTAGGCTTTAACGCCTTTTCTGAACAGGCAATATCGGACATAAGCTTGCCCGTTATTACGGGTGTGCTTTACGCTACCGACAGCAATGACACCGCAAGTCTTACGGGCGAGGTTTTAGTAGCTGGTCAAATTAATACTACCGATGGCAACGATTACGCATTACTAAGCGGTGAAAATAGGGTCGATGGAGTTATTGATACTACCGATAGCCCTGATACAGACCAATTTACAGGCGCAGTAGCTGTAAGTGGCGTATTGAGTGCTACAGATGGCACAGACACCGCAAGTCTGTTGGGCGCAGTCAATGTATCAGGAATTATTAATACAACAGACGGAATTGACACAGCCTTGTTGGTTGGAGAAGCTGGCCCAAGCCCTGAGCCCACTAATGTGGATACTCATGACGGCTTTACACCTGAAGAAATCCGCAGGGCTAGAAGGCTAGATGCCAAGATTCGGGCTAAACAGCTTGAACTGTACAAAGCACAGCAAGAAGCTAAGAAACGCAGAAAGCAACAAATTGCGGACTTGGTTGACCCACCAAAAATTGTTGCAAAAGCAAAAAGAAATAAATTACAATCTATTCAAGAGGTTAAGGCTGATATACCGTCAGTCGATACTACAGAACTAGAGCAGTCTATCGCCTACCTTGAGAACCAACGCAGTAAGTTATTGAGGGCGGTAGAGTTAAGACAGCAACAGGCTTATATACAAGCTCAGTTAGCGATTCTCGAAGCCCAAAGACAAGCTGAATTGGATGACGAAGAATCACTACTGATGCTTTTATGACACCGTACACCCAATATAAAAAGGGACTAGACCTGCTCCACATGGGGCATTACCAATCAGGGTTTCGCCTGTATGAATTCAGATGGCATCCTAAGACCCGTGAAGCATCGGGCGAGAAATGGGAAAAGTGGGTAAAAGCCCCTAAATGGAACGGGGAAAGGCTTTACGACAAGCATATTACCGTGCAGATGGAGCAAGGATTTGGGGACATTATCCAGTTTGCTCGCTTTCTGCCAATGCTCAAAGCATGGGGCGCACGGGAAGTATCAGTCATGTGCCACAAATCCATGATGCAGTTGCTAGGACAGATGGACTGTATTGACACCTTGTCTTGTATAAGAGATGAGGGCAGACCGCTAGAAGCCGATTATTGGGTAGGCAGCATGAGCTTGCCATTCTTTGCGCTACACGCCCCAATGTATGTGCGTCAGCTATTCCCTATTACCAAAGACAAAATCGTAGGCTCTGAGGGCTATTTAAACGCCATTCCTAGCCATATTGAGCGCAAGGTTGGGGTGAATTGGCACGCCAGCACAGGGCCATTGCATTACATTAAATCCATTGATGTGAATGTGATTCGGGAAATGCTTGGCAACGATGTTTATTCGCTAAACCTAGCAACTGACGATATATTCCAGCCCTTGCCACCTGATGGCTGGAAAGAGAACTTTTACAAGACCGCTTGCCACATGAAAGCCATGAAAGCGGTGATTGCACCCGATACGGCTACAGCCCATTTAGCTGGGGCGTTAGGGGTCAAATGTTTCTTGCTATTGCCTGACGAAAACTATGTTTGTTGGCGATGGAAGCATGGGGTATGGTACGACAGCGTTGTGCCATTGCGTAAACAAGACTGGCAAAAATTGCCGTTTTTATTGGAGAAACTATGATTTGTCCTAAATGTGGCTACTCGGAAGGCAACCATGTGGAAGCCAAATCCGATAAGGAAAAATACCTAGACTTTTGGGGGTACACGCTAGGAACGCCCGAAGCCGAACAAGCTTGGCGTTTAAAGCAAGAAATGACCGCCCGTGACGCTCCGATGGTGATGTCTGATATTGAGGGCTATGTATCTCAAGTCGATGGCACATGGATTAAAAGCCGTAGCCACCACAGAGAACACCTTAAACAGCACCGCATGATTGAGCTTGGTAACGATGTTCCGTTACAACACAAGCCCGTAGAACTTAGTCGCAAAGACCAAGAAAACCGTAAGCGCAAGATTGCCGAACTTGCTTACGCCAAACTCAACTATCGTTAAGGAGCAGACATGGCAGACCGCAGAGAGATGTTAGAAGCAGCAATGGCAGATGTAGAAATCCCTGAAGATGAGGGTAAACCCTTAGAGGAAGAACATGAGGAAAATGAAACCGAGGTTCATGCGGATGAACCTGCTCGCAATGAAAAGGGTCAGTTTGTCGCAAAAGAGGAAGCGGTTGCAGAGGAAGCAAGCCCTGAGAATATTGCAGAAGATACGGCTGAATCCGAACAGCCCGAAGAACAGCTTACGATTAGCGATATACCAAAGCCTACAACTTGGAAGAAAGACTTATTACCTTTATGGGATAAGATAGCTAAAGGCGAACAACTTACACCTGAAGAAAGCAAAAAACATCTTGAATACCTTAACCAACGAGAGAACGAATTTAAAAAGGGCGTTAGCGTATATAAAGCGGAAGCGGAACGAGCAAAGGCTCTTGAAGAAGCGATTAATCCATTCGTACCTGAACTCCAAGCACACGGAATCTCGCCAGCAGCGTGGATAAACAATCTTGGCAGGGCGCATTTAACCTTAGTCAAAGGAACTCCTGAACAAAAACTTCAGATGTTTCATAGACTTGCACAAGATTATGGAGTAAACTTAAATTCAATAAATGAACCAGTTGCACCGACTGACGCATATACGCAACAGTTAATGCAACAACTTTATCAAGTTAATCAAGAGGTTAGCACGATAAAGTCACGGTTTGAGATGGAAGAACAACAACGCTTGACTAATGAAATCGAGCGTGTAAGAAGTGACAAAGAGCGGTTTCCGCACTTTGATATGGTTAGGGAAGAAATGGCTCAACTACTTGAGCTAGGTAAAGCCCCCGACCTTGAAACGGCTTATGCCAAAGCGGTGCGTCTGAATGACGAAGTTTGGGCAAAGGAACAGGAAAGACTCCTGACCGATGCTCGCAAACAAGCGTCTAAGGCATCGCAAGTAGCAAGAGCTAAAGCAACGGCTGTTAGCCCAAAATCCGTTACTCCTAACGGTGTTCAGGCAAAAGTCGATGCAAAGGACAGGCGTTCTCTGCTGATGGCAAGTTTGATGGATGCAGAGAGCAATAGGCTTTAATTAACTTAAAAAGGATATATCATGGCATTTGCTAACTCAGCAATCACCGATATTATCGCTACTACCATTCAAAGTCGTAGCGGTGAACTCGCTGATAACCTAACGCAGAATAACG